TGCTTCCACCGCTACGGGTGTGACTTGAGTCATTTACAATTGACCAAGAAAATCCTCCAGTGCCATCTCCAATAACGCCTGACCAAGTTGTTCCAGCAGGCGCTCTCAAATCTCCAGCCGCAGGAGTGTTGTAGGTGAAAGTTACCGCACTGCTGTTTCCACACTGTTGTTTCGCAATTGCGGACGCAACCGTGTTGAGAAAGCAAATTGATCCAATGCGAGTTCCTTCAAGATAATTCTTAGTCACAGCATCTTGCGCGCCTGTTGGATCACCAACGCCAGTCAACCTATTTGATGCCATTGCGGCTCCACCAGTAAAGGTGGATACGCCAGTCACTCCAAGTGTGCCACCCATCGTGACATTGCCAGTCAAAATACTTGTTCCAAGACTCTGAACAGCGTCAGCAATAAATGCAGTACTGGTGAAGTAGGCAACTTCATTATTGCCAACCGAAACTCCAAGTTGATTTGCAGCCTTCGAGAAAAACCCCGTATCGGTGTCGCTTGCAAACGCAATTGCTGGAGCGCCTACCGTTCCATCAGCAATAGTGACAATTCCTTTCGCATTCACGGTCGTGCATTCAATCGGAGTGCCAACGGCTGCTCCAGTTGCCCAGTTGCTTAGCGGCATCCATGCGCGCCAAGCAGGCGCTCCGCCGTCATAGAGGCGAAAGTAGTTCTTGGATGGGAATGATGAAGAGCCATCACCCTCAGTAGAAAGGAATTGGGCAATGGTGTCTCCGTATGCGGTGACAAGCAGCGTTGCAATTCCGTCTGGCGCCGCAAAGGTGAAAGGGCCATTTGTGGGGGAAGCAGCGGCGCTCACAAAGCGGTATCGACCAGCAACACGATTTGTTCCATCGTTCAAATCAGAAGAACTTGGACTTCCGAAGTACGGAAGAGAACCCGTCAACCAAGGGGTTAGTGACCAAACAGCACCAGTACCGACCTTGATTTGGCTGAGAGTTGTATCAAGCCCAAATTCACCGCTGTTCAATACTGGATCTGAAGCCCAGTTCGCAGTGGTGTCTCGACGGATCTGGATCTTCGCAGTCATGGCGTTTCCTCAGTCATGTAGGACGGTGGTAGCAAATACCAGCCTTCTGGAACGACGATTGAATTCTCTGACCGTGTCCACACCCCATCAATGAGGTGGTACACCCGCATCCTCGCCCCGTTTGGCTCCGCTATCCGCATTGGGCTGCTTTCGGGGACGAAGATCGTCCTGCTGCCGCACCCAAGCACGAAGGCGAACAGAAGCAAGCCGCAAAGTCTTGCGGTCAACATCAGCATCGACAGCAGTGTTGCTACGGTCGATCCGCTTTTCGAGGTAGGCGAAGAGAGCGAGGGCGAATGCGGCAACAATTTTGTCGAGCATGGCATCACTTCAGTCCAGCCTGCTCGCTGGTTACGGAGTTGTCACGGGCGAACAGGCCGATCCCAAGCGCAGCCAGCGCGCTGAAGATGGCTTCCAAAGAGAAGGTGGTGGCAGGGTCGCTGTCCAGCATCGCCCCGATTTGGGTAGCCATGATTGCGACAGCAGCCAAGATTCCAACGATAGTGGTCTTCCAACTTGACATTTTAAACCTTTTCTAGTTTGGCGATTCGCTCGTCGTAATGACTGACTTGCACCTGAAGTCGAGCGATGGCAACTTCAAGGGCGACGATTTTGGAATACACCACAACCGTAGTTGTGATGGAGGTTGCAATGATTCCAAGGGTTGCAAACATGAGTTCAATAGTCATAATTATCTACTGCATTCGATGTCGAGAGCCAAAGCGTCTGTATGCAGGAGAGACGCAGTTGCCCCGTTGAGTTTGATGATTCCACAGACCACTCCAAGCGCTCGCGCAGGAAGTGTTGTGATCTTAGGTATCTGTCCTGTTCCAAATGTCGCTACCAAGACGCCGTCGATATAGAACGTTGCCGATGTTCCAGCAGCGTCGACTATGATTTCAAATGAGTGGAAGTTGGTGTCATGCGTTACACCAGTATCAATAATGGTTGCTACTGAGTTATTTTGAGAACATGCCTGCCACGTTGTTTCACTAAGACCAACCCGTGGAGATTGAAACACAAGAGCATCTGCCGCAAGAGCGGATTGGCTATCGTTGAATCCGATGTGAACAATAAACTCTGCGGTGGTCATAACAGACAAGACTGGAATCTTGACGCAGGCGTATAGCCGATGCTCAGACAATCCAAAGCCAACAGCATCTGTAGCAATTGAACCAATTCCAGCACGTCCAGAGGCAGTTGTTCCAGTTCCGTGAACGCAAATACCAACCCTGTTTCCGTCCGCAATATTAGCGGTGGAAAAGGTGTTTGATACTCCAGATCCACTTGAGTAGTTTGACCAGTCGCCAGCAGCGTTCATGTCGGAGAACAAAGAAGAGCGCTTGCGCCTGTTGATTCGACCATCGACGGTCACTAGTCCACTAGCAGCAGAAACGGTTACATGGTTACCAGCCGTAAGCACACTCTCATTTGAAAGAGTGCCGTTCGCTGCCATGACCACATATTGAGCGTCTACAGGAGCGCCAGATGTTCCAGCGGGTCCAGTCGGCCCAGTGGCTCCTGTAGCCCCTGTAGCCCCTGTAGCCCCTGCAGCGCCGTTTGATCCAGAACTACCAGCGGTACCATCAGCAGCCATCACCTCCCACTGCGAGGAAGGAGGGTCCACTAGCGTCGTGTCTGTAACGCAGATGTAGGATCGGCCTCCATACCGAACCACGTCACCTACAACATAGGCTTCGGATGGGCTGTAAACACCCCTCCAGCGAATGTTGCTGAAGGACGATGCTGGCGCTCCTACTCCACATACCCCCGACGATACCGCTGAGGATTCTCGACGAAAGGGGCTGACACGATTCGACAGCAACCTCCCATAGTCTCGCTGCTGTATTCCATCCTTGATCGCCGCCGCATTGAATAGCGGACCTTGGTCGATCTCGATGAGCCGTGCCGAAAGACCTTCGTCTTCATAGGCTAGCCCAAAGGCCCGTGCATACGCAATGAGAAGCGCTTCGGCGTATGCAGGGACAGGAATTTGATAAACATCGGCAGTCATCGACGATGTTTCGCCGCTGACTGGAACCCACGATCCTCGATATCGGATGATCAAAGCATCCGAACTAGTTACATTTGGTGTTGGAAACAATTCCAATCGGACGGACGGCATTCCCGATCCATCGACAAGTGGAGTTGTTGTTCCTGCTTGCGCCCACGGGCGAGCCATTGCCGCGTAGTAAGAACCTGTGGAAAGAGATGGGAACGCACTGGTCCTCATCATTTCCATGTTCTCTGGGCTGGTCATCTCTACGCGCCAACCAAGTCCAGCCCTGCAAGTCAGTGAGATAATCTCTTCGGCGTCACCTGGGAGCGGAGCGTAGTCCTGTTGAGCAACCACCGAAATTGGACGAGCAGTCCTCTCGCGGAAACGCCATGACTTTGAGAAGAGATAGTTTCCAGCCTGATTGACGATCTCAGCAATCCGCTGATCGCGGTTGACACCTGACACTACCGAAGGCTGGCCTCCGAGAGCGAGAACGATGTGTTGCTTGAGTCCGCCGTAAGTCAGCATAGAAGCGTAGTGTTGCGGTTCCCCGCAACACTACGGTAGTAGATTTCAGATCACGCGCCGCCGATGGCGAAGGCGTAGCCGTTAAACAGCACCTTCATCAGCGTAGTGGTTGATGTGGCAACACTTGTGAAACCAATACCAAGTGGAGCACCTGTTGCCGTTGCTGATGCTAATCCAACGCAGGTGAGTACACCCACTCCGTTGAACAGGACAGTCTTTCCTGCCGTGCATTCACCAGTCGTTGCAACAGTAGTGACCTTTGCGTCAACCAAGCCATTGACGCATACAACGCATCGAGCGCCAGCGACAGCAGCCGTAGTCACAACGGCAAAGACACCGCCCTTACCAACGGCTTGACCACTCGCTGATGCGGTACCAGCAACGCCCGCAACCGATTTGATGACAACATTGAAGGGACTCTTCTTGTTGTCCAAGTCGTTAATCTTGGTTACGTCGGTGTAGGTGCTGTTTGCACCAGCAAAGTCAAACATCACCAGATCACCAACGGCAACGTCTACCGCAGCAATCGGAGAACAAAGGACTTGATGAGGGGTAAGCCCACCAAGATTTCCAGTGGGACAGATAATTCCAGGGATCATGTGGTTACTCCGATTAGGCGCTAGCAGGGATTGGTGAGACGATTCCGTGACGTTGACGCGAGTTGCAGAACAGATTCGACCAGCAATCGACAGGCTGAACGTAAGTAAACGGCTGATTTGGGTGACGAAGAACTTCGTGCTGCTTGAAATACCGCTTCGAGTGGAAGATCGGAGTCAAGTAGTTTCCGTTCACAAAGTAGAAGCGAGGCGCACGGCAAACAGTTAGAGCAGCCTCTTCAGTACCGAAGTTGGTCCAAGTGGTCGCAGATGCCGCTCCACCAGCATTAGTTGCAGTTGCATTGCTATAAGCAGACATGGTTTGAGCGATTGCAGAGGTGGTAGCAGGATAGAGAGCAGCCGTATCCAGATCTGAGCAGTAAGTTACGTCGATTCCAGCGTATTGTGGAGACGAGTAAGATGCATCCTGATACGAGACAAGAGTGTCGTTGCTTGCACGGAGAGCGTTGCGATAACGCTGAACACCGCTTCGGCTAGACAGAATCATCTGGCGATTCAGGTTGTCATTCTCAAAGTACTGCTGACGGGTCGATGGCGCTTCGTAGCGAAGGCGCATAAACATCAGATCGAAGGCAGAAAAGATGTTGCCAACACTTGCAGTAGAGGCGGACCCTTGACTGTAAATCGTGTTAGCCGTCAAGGAAATAGCCGTTGGATCAGACCAAGCCGTGGCATTGGGATTCTGCTTCAACGAGTCGTACAACTCAAGAACGTTGGTCCAACGGTTCTCAGTGAACGGGTTGATTCGCATCACCGTAGTAGCACTGTTATCAGAACCAGTGAATGGAGCCGTACCGCGACGGCCAAGCGAACCACCAAAGTCCTTGCCGATTTCAGAGATGAAATACGGAAGAGAATAGGGAAGTCGGCCAGACTCATCTTCCATCTGTGCAACAGACGGAGGCGCCCACAGATCCTCCTCGAAGCCGTTGAGCATCGAGGTCCACATTCGCTGCTCCTTGAGTCGCTTAAGGCGCTTGTAAGCAACCTTAGTCGAACCACTGGTTTCGCCAGTGTTCAACTCAATCTCAGCATCGGTCCACGACATGTGGTCCAACGAGAAACGCCAAGGGCAACGGATGTAATCCGAAACCTGGGGGTTACGCCAAGTGAACGTGTCATTTGGCTGGTAGTGGTCGAACGTGCGCGAGTCATCAAACATGATGACGTCGCGGATTTCGTTGCCACCCTGAACAGTCTGCTCAGTGGTCTTACCCTTGAGAAGACGGCTAAATGCATAGGTGTTCTTCACTGCCTCGTTGATAACGCTATCCGCGCTCGTGAGATAGGAAGGACCAGTAGAGGTCATGAAGTCATTGAAGGTCTGAATTGAGGGCATGGGATGCCATCCTTATGTTGTTAGCGTGAAAGGGCCTTGAGGGCATCGGATTTGCTTCCACCAGACAGCAGGATATCAAGTACAACGTCTTCTCGATCACGGGTTTGCACCACGCGAGGAGCAGCCTTGCCAACAGTCGGACGAGCCGCATTACGCGGGTCGATCTTGACTGGATGTCCTACACGCTGAAGGAATGCTTCTGCGACAACCTCTTCTACGGAACTGAACTTACCAGGGTTTTCGCGCCCGATAGTCGCGGCAACTTCAGTGATCTCGTCAAGTGAAGGTGCAGATTTCCCGTACTGATTCGCGTATTTGAGATAGGCGCCCTGAGTCTCGTATTTCACTTCCATGATTCGAGAACGGTCAGAGAACTCAGCCCGAAGTTGATCGGCCAGTGTGCGAAGCGGCTTTGCCGCATCTCCTCCAAAGATTTCCTCAAACGAGGCCAATGGATCTTTATCACCATCGTCTCCGTCATTGTCTTCGCCATCTTCAGTCTTATTGTTATCAGACTTGCCTGGCTTCTTTGGATCGACTGCCTTCAACCTCTCGCTGTACGAATCGACATCGGCCTGTCGTTTGGCGGACTTGAGGCCCCATTCCTTCAACTTAGAAGGATTAGAAGCCATTCCGTCAATGACATCCGATGGAACCCCATCTCGCTTAAGCGCCTTGATGGCCTTTGTTAGGTCAAGGTCTGGTGCTGATGGAATTTCTTCAACGTCCCGAACGTATTCGGGTTCGTCCTTACCAAACAACCTATCGAGTACCT